GGTAGACCAATTTATCAAGGTGGGTTTACCGACAACAATGTATTAACCAAAGGAGCTACATCATCTAATGAGTCATTGACATTAGTATCACGTAGGGGTGGACATAGCATTGTTATGGATGATGGTGATGTTGTTGGTAAAGATCAACTAATACGATTAAGAACAGCATTAGGTCATCAAATATTAATGAGTGATGATGGACAAACATTGTTCATTATTCATGCTAACGGACAAAGCTATATTGAATTAGGTAAAGAAGGTACAATTGATATGTACGCTACCAACAGCGTAAATATTAGAACGCAAGGTGATTTGAATTTACATGCAGATAACAATATTAATATTAACGCTAAAAATGATTTAAATATAGCGGCTAATAACATTAAAATAAACGCCGAGACTGATATTTCTTATCGTTCAGGCAAAAACTTTAGCGGGTATACATTAGGTACCTATACAGTTAAAGTTAATGGTTCAATGAGTATGGAAGCAAGTGGTGAGGGTTCTTATGCAAGTGCAGGAACTATGTATGTTAATGGTAGCAAAATAAATTTAAATACAGGATCAACATCAGTAACCCCAGCAGAAGTACCAAAAATACCCATAGTAACGCATACAGATACATTGTTTGACAAAATTAAAGGATGGTTAGCGGCTCCTGGATATCTGTTATCTATTGTTAGTCGTGCTCCTGCACATTCTCCTTGGTCAAGTGCAAATCAAGGGGTTGATGTTAAAGTAAATAATAATAGTAGTAGGGCATTTTAATGCAATATAATCAAAGTCAAACGTATGCTAATTCAGCAAGACTTCCTCCTAACAATCCAGTCACGGCGGCAACCGTTGCTACGGTACCAGCTATCGGAACAGTTAGTAAATCATTAAATGCTGGGGTCACTGCTGCAATGATCGGTGGTACAGCAGCACAAGCAGCGGCTGCATATCCTGCTGTAATAGCAAATGGTACTGGAATTATTATAGATGCATCAGGAAATGTTAATGCTGGTATAGGCATACTAGCAAAAACCCCGCAACAACTTGAGGCTGCTGGTATATTAAAACCAGGAGCAGCATCATTAGTTACTGGTTTGGTTCAACGAGGGATGAGTATAGAATCTGCTATGACAAATAATTTGTTTACAGGTGTTCCTGGAGCTGAAAATTTACAAGCATTACTTAATAATACCTCTGCACAAACAGCAGCACAAATAATTAATTTTCAACAGGCACAAACTGCAATGACAATGACTGGTGCTATAGTTGGCAATGAAGCACCAGGGGCTATTGCAGGTATAATAAATGCTGCTGCATCTGTTGGAGTAAAATCTACAGTAGCATTCTTACAAAACTCTAAAAATATTGGTAATATACTATAATGGCAACACTTCCTTCTATTTCTAATGTAGCAAGTGCAATAAGTTCAGGTAATTTCTCATCTGCGCTAGCAACAACCACCGGCGGCGCAAGTTCCATTGTTACTTCTCTTAATGGCATGGCAGCTTCAATACCAAATATACCCGGTATTCCAGGACTACCAAGTATACCTAACATTTCAGGACTACCAAATATACCTGGCATTTCAGGACTACCAAGTGTGCCGGGGTTGCCTACCATTGACACATTACGAAATATTAAACCACCTGCAATTACTGTATTACCGGGATTAGTTGATGCTACAAAAGGAATATCAAGTTCTGCATTTTCTGCAATAGCAGCCTCATTTAAACCACTGCAAGCCGAAGTTCCACAAAACTTAACAATTATCAATTTAAAAAATAAATTAGAACAGGTAGCAGCAGACACAAAAGCTACAGCCGCCCCGTTAGCAACTTCATTTAAGGATGGATTAACTAGCGCAGGAGTTGATGTAGCAACGGGTAAAATACCGGCAGTGGACGCAGCAGTTGCATCCGGTGGGATAAAAGCAGGAATGAGTGCATTATCAGGGGTGATGAGTAATGTGCCCGGTATGTCAAGTATAGCTAGCCCATCAGCACTTGCTAGTGGCGTAAGCAACTTACCAGGTGGGCAATCAGCACTTTCGTCTATAATAAACCCTAGTTCGTTAACTACTAGTGGAATTTCCGACACACTTAGTGGACTTAAATCAATAACCAAAAATGCATCTAGTGCAGCACTAAATCAAATTAGTACCGCGACGTCCGGTTCAAGTTCACTGTCAGGCTTATTATCCGGCGGAGCATTAACAGGTGCCGGCGCCTCACTGAGCGGAGCATTAAGTAATCCTAGCAATCTACCGAGTGGTGTAATTGGGAATATACCTACCATTCCTGGATTACCTAATCCTAGCAGTCTATTGAATGGTGTAACTGGGAATATACCCACCATTCCTGGATTACCCAATATTTCAGGTTTACCCTCAATTGGTAATTTAACTCAAGGACTACAATCTGGAAAACAACCATTATCGTCGTTGGTTTCAACTGGGCTACCACCTGCAGCCGCAGCAGCATTAACAGCAAGTATGAATTCACTAAGTACTGCAAGTCCTTTTCCTATAAAAATGCCAACCGTAGCTGAAAATACAATTAATAGAAGCGAAATATCTTCTCAAATCGGTAACTTGTTGGGTGACAAGAAAGTTCCAATGCCAAACTTTTCGGGAATCACTGGGGTTCCTATAAGAGACTTATCACAAGCCGATATTGCTGCATATGATTCAATTAAAAAAGAAATTGAAACATTGACTGAAGATCGTTATGCTTTGGCTAAAGCCCAAGCAAATGCGATATATAAACTTACCAAAGCTAAACAAGATTTACCACAGGGCGATCCGTCTATACCCACATTAGAACAAGCAGTTGAAACAGCTAACAATAAAGTAAACGACTTAGATAAAAAGGTAGTAACTTTACGCAATGCTCAGTATACACTAACTACCGGTAAACCACCGACGGCAAACTCAACTATTATGTCAGCATAAATATATTATGACCTCATACATTGGATTTAGCACTATAAATGCTTTTAAACCTCGTTCTACAAACCTTCAAACAGGCCCTGCCGGAGGCGTTGGTTCTACAGTAACTCCTTATAGGGTAGGAAATCAATTTGGATTAGTTGATACATCATTAGTAATACAAGATTTTGTAAATTCTCTTAACATTCGTCAAGGTGAAAAAGTAGGACAGCCGGGGTACGGAACTACATTGTGGTCATTTATTTTTGAACCAAACACCGCAGATGTACAATTTCAATTAGAAACTGAAATACGCAGAGTAGCAAATACTGACCCTAGATTGATTCTTAACACGGTTCGTGCATATCCACAGGAAAACGGCATATTACTAGAAGTAGAAATGGCTGTGTCACCGTTCAATCAAGCCAATCTATTAAGCGTATTCTTTAATAGTTCTACTAATATAGCAGTTTTACAATAAAGCTAAAAAACCTAGTTTATTAGGTATGATAAATACTTAAAAGAGAATAACTATGGCAACCTCATCAAGACAATCAGCATTATTCGGGGTCAATGACTGGAAGGCCATTTACCAAACCTTCAATCAGGCTGACTTTCGTAGCTACGACTATGAAACATTACGTAAAAGTTTCATAGATTATTTACGTGTATATTATCCTGAAACATTCAATGATTATATTGAAAGCTCAGAATTTATCGCCTTACTTGACGTTATGGCGTTCATGGGACAAGGTCTTGCTTTCCGCAATGACTTAAATGCTCGTGAAAATTTCATTGATACGGCTGAACGCAGAGATAGTGTTATCAAGTTAGCAAACTTAGTTAGTTATACTCCTAAAAGAAATTTAGAAGCACAGGGTTATTTAAAAGTAACAAGTATTCGCACTACTCAAAATATTATAGATTTAAATGGATTTAATCTAGGAAATGTTCCTGTATTGTGGAACGATCCGGCTAACCCAAATTGGTTAGAACAGTACAACACTATTATTAATGCAGCATTAATCAATACGCAACGTGTTGGATTACCTGCTAATACTGCACAAATTCTTGGGATAAAAACAGACGAATATACATTACAGATTCCCGCAGGGACATTGCCAGTAGTACCGTTTAGTAATTTAGTAAATGGTTTAAATATGAATTTTGAATTGTGCAGTGTGAGTACTGTTGGATCAGATTATGTTTATGAAATTCCTCCTGCACCAACAAACAGATTTAATATGCTATATCGCAATGATAAATTGGGATACGGTAGTCCAAACACAGGGTTCTTCTTTTACTTTAAGCAAGGGTCATTGACAAATTTTGACTTTACTCTACAAAATCAAATATCAAATCAAGTAATTGATATCGGAGATATTCAAGGGGTTAATAACACTGATACTTGGTTGTATCAAGTTAGTCAAGTTAATGGAACATTTGGATTATGGAAAAAAGTAGATAACATTTACGCTGATGCATACTTACAAACTGAAAGTTCTGTTAAACAAATTTACTCGGTTAACAGTAGATTCAATGATCAAGTTAGTTATGTATTTGGTGACGGGGTGTTCAGTCAAATACCAGTTGGTACTTTCAGAGCATATGTACGTGCAGGTAATGCATTAACTTATACGATTCAACCTACTGAATTGCAAGGTCTATCCGTATCAATTAATTATGTAAGTAGAGTTGGTAGAGTTGAGACATTGACATTGGGATTGTCATTGCAAGTACCAGTGTCAAATGCACAAGTTCGTGAATCATTAGCAAATATTAAACAACGTGCGCCAAGTCGTTACTATACACAAAATCGCATGGTTAATGGTGAAGATTATAACAATTTTCCGTACACATTGTATAGTTCAATCATCAAATCAAAAGCTATCAATCGTAGTAGTGTTGGGGTAAGTAAGAACTTAGATTTACTTGATCCAACTGGAAAATACTCTAGTACAAACAGTTATGCAAATGACGGTGGTGTTTGGTTAAACACCACCAATGGCTATGCAACATTAACTATAAATAGCACCGGTGATATTATTACGTTCTTGACTGGAACATTAGCTGCTATTTTATCTGATAATAGATCGTCACAATACTATATTCAAAACTATACTAGATATAGTATCAATGCTGCATCAGGTGACGGGACCTTATATTGGAACACCAGTACAGTAGATGCTAACAGTTTATCAGGATATTTTTACAACATCACCAATGGTGGTGAAAATCCTGTTCCAGTAGGAACATATTCTACCTACAACGCAAAGTATATCACTACAGGTGCATTACTTAAATTTATAGCACCCTCAGGTTATTATTTTGATAGCAATAATAGATTGGTAAGCGGAATAGCAAGCCCATCAGACATTACATATATTTGGACTACGGTATTAAATGTAATAGGTGACGGATTCAATAACGGTATAGGTCAATTTGCAAATGGCTCAGGTCCTATAACATTGAATGGCTATGTTCCTGAAGGAGCAATATTAACAACAGTTATACCTTCATTTAGTAATACATTACCTAATAGTGTCGTACAAGAATGTATTGTTAGATTAGATTTACAACAAAACTTTTCATTAGTCTTTAATAATTCACTGACTGTTAATCAAAATCGTTGGAGTATTGACATTTACAATTCATCTAACTATTTTGTAAACTTTGAGAGTGTTGGATCCAACAGATACACTGTAACATATCGTTCACTAGCATATTACTTTGGTAGTGTTGCTGATACTAGATTTACATATGATGCAGGTAAATTAGTATATGATCCATTTTCTGGAATTATACTTCAAGACTTTGTTAAAGTGTTGGTTACCAATACACAACCAAATAGTAATTACGCACTAAGTAATCCTATCTCTACTAGTATCATTGGACAAACTGTTGAAAGTGACGGTTACATAAATGATTTTGAAGTTGAAATTGCTAGTATTGATGTTAATAATAGAAGTATTATAGAGAATCCTGATTTCTTTAATGAAATTACTGGATATGTTACTGGTAACACTAATATTGGTGTATATGCATTCTTTGAAACAATTCAAGATGCTATAAATTTAAGTCGGGAAGATTTGATAGCTTCTTCTACGGTATCATATCAATATTCAACTACTACACAAATTGAAACTGTAAAATATGAATACCCTGTTGGTCAATTATTCTATGCATATTCTGAAAATGTGTTCTATATAACTGTTCAAGACCCAACAATTACAACACCGTATTTTGTACTGGTTGTTCAACCGCAATACAGTATGAAGCCTGGACGTCAAGGGTTGCAATTTCAATATCGGCATAATAGTAATAATACTACACGTATTGATCCTGCTACAACAAACATTATTGATTTGTATGTAGTTACACAGGCATATTATACTCAATATCAAAATTGGATTCAAGACACTACGAACACAGTACCTATTCCATTGAGACCTACTATTAGTCAATTAAGCAACGAATATAGTCAGATACAAGATTACAAAATGTTAACTGACAGTGCAATATTAAACAGTGTAGTATTCAAGCCATTATTTGGTCCTAAGGCAGCATCAGCATTAAGAGCAACTATAAAAATTATTAAAAATTCTAACACTAATGCTAGCGATAGTGAAATTCGTAGTGCAGTATTAACACAAATGAATACTTACTTTAATATTAATAATTGGAACTTTGGTGACACTTTCTATTTTAGTGAATTAAGTGCTTATATCCACACTAACATAGGTGACTTGGTAAGTTCTTGTGTAATAGTACCTAACGATCCCACATTACACTTTGGAGATTTATATGAAATTAAATGTTTGCCATACGAAATATTTGTTAACGCAGCTACATCAAATGATGTAATTGTGATAGCCGCACTTACACCCGCTGAATTGCAGATAGCATAAGTATAGTATAGAGATTAATAAATATGGCATCAAGAATAAGAACATTGGATTTTCTTCCAGAAATATTTAAAACCACAACCAATGCACAATTTTTAGCAGCAACGCTAGATCAATTAGTGGCTCAACCCAATAATAAAAAAATTCAGGGTTATATTGGTAGTAAATTTGGATATGGTGTTAATGCTACAGATCGGTATGTAACCGAACCCACAAAGACAAGAACTGATTATCAATTAGATCCGGGTATTGTTTTCTTAAAAGAAAATGATTCTACTGCAAAAGATTTTATTAGCTATCCTGGAATTTTAGATGCATTGACTTTAGAAGGTGGATTAACCGCCGATAATAACAGACTATTCAATAGTCAATTTTATTCATGGGATTCATTTACTAATTTAGATCCAATCATTAACTTCAATCAATACTACTGGTTACCGGAAGGGCCTGAGCGTGTGGTAGTTTCTTCTGACATAGTATACAATTCAGAAAACTTTATTGTTCAGCCCGATGCAAACTATTATTTAATTTCTTCAGAAACACTTGCTACCCCTAGTGCTAACCCAACGTTAACTCTACTAAGAGGTGGACAATATACCTTTACAGTGAATCAACTTACTCAGTTTTGGATTCAAGGAGTACCTGGTATTACTGGATTTAGTCCAACTGAGCGTAATGTACAAACTCGTGATGTATATGGTGTTACAAATAATGGGGCAACTAACGGAGTCGTTACCTTTTCTGTTCCTCAGAAAAATGCACTAGATGACTTTATTTTCCCGGGTGATAATACCGTAGGTGTTGTTTCAACATTACCATTTGACCAAGTAAACGGAGCACTAGTAAATGAAATAGGAGGTATTGACGGGGTAACAGCATTAGCCGGATTAACTGTAATGTTTTATAACACCGGCGTGCCAAGTGAAAGTGGTTATGTTGATAAATTCTTTGACCAAACATTGTATGATGAAAATGGCGGAGTAAACTACAATGAAAGTATAGATTATCCCGGATCATCAATATTCAACAATAATTACGAAGGCGGATACTATACTGATGTATCTGCAACTTTCTACACTATTAGTTTATTAGGAGATATTGATAATCCTCAGATTCAATTGACTGCGACCGCAGCAATCCCTACAAATCAAAAAATCACTGCAACATATGGGTTTGAGTGGACAAACAGAAACTTTTATAGAAGTTCAATTGGTGTAATAACATTACAGCCATACAACAGTGCCATACTTAATACGTTGTATTATCAAGATGGTACTATTCCCGGTCGTGTTGGTGTTATCAATTTGATTGAGAACAATATTACAAATCAAATTAATGTAGAAACTGACATTTTAGGTAAGACTAACTATACTTCTAAGAATGGTGTTGTTTTTACTAACGGATTAAAAGTTCTTTTTCAAGGTGATATATATCCTGAAAGTTTCAACAATGTAGAATTCTATGTTGAAGGTGTGGGCACTGCAATTGAATTGATACCTGTAACCACACTGGTTTCACCTGGCTTATTCTCTGAAGGTTCATATATTCCGTTTGATACTACGCCGTATGATATGGGTAACTATGATTCAAGTTTGTACGTTCCGATAAATCCTGATTATATAACTATTGCTAGAAATTCTATTAATAGAAATGCTTGGTCAAGAAGCAATCGTTGGTTTCATATTGATGTTATTAATGCCACTGCAACATATAACAATACTCCTGCTTTAATTACTGAATACACTCAATTAGGTAATAAAGCAAAAAGACCTATTATTGAATTCTATCCTAATCTTAAATTGTTTAATAGTGGTGCTGTGGGTAAAAACCCTATTGACTTCATTGATACTAAAACAACCGATGCATTTACTTATGTAGCAGGTCAACCTAGCTATTACCCAGATACTGCTGGTTATACAACTGCTACCGCAACTATTGCTCCAATAATCGGAGCAATTGTAAAGACTGCAACTGCAACCACAGCATTAGTAAATCAAGTAGTATTGACTAACACAACTGGATTACATGTCAATGATACTATAACTTTTACCGGCACTGCGTTTGGTGGAATAAGCACTAGCCCCACAAATAATTCTAACCTATATTATGTTCTAGAAATTATAAATTCTACTAATATTGTAATATCAGATACTAAACAAGGAACTCCTGTAATAGTAACTACTGATGCAGGAACAATGACAGCAGCAGTGTATCCATATAGCACTACTGTTACAGTACCAACCACAGACGTATTTGGTTTGTTTACTATAGGCCAGTATATAACTGATTCTACTGGTTTATTACCGTCAATTACTTTTATAACTAATGTTAGTGCCGTGGGTTCTGACACTATTATTACAGTATCTTGGTATAATCAATCAATTGTTGATGGAACCTCAATTGCATCAGTAGTAACTGCTGATACTCCATTAGATAATTATGCATTATTTGACGGATCAAGGGTAGTATTTGCAGCCGATACCGACGATAATGTTAGAAATAAGATATATGTTTCACGCTTTTCTACAATAAATCCAGGTGGTATTCCAATCATTACTCTTACTGAAGCTACTGATGGATTAGTTTTACCAGACGAGCAAACAGCAATTTACAGAGGATATAATTACAAGGGTAAAGATTTTTTCTTTGACGGGGTTGATTGGATTGATGGTCAACAAAAAACTCAACTAAATCAACCACCTAAATTTGATATATATGATAATAACGGTATAAGTTTTGGCGACAGCGAAGTTTATGTTGGTACATCATTTTCCGGTTGTACATTGTTTTCATATGGCATAGGATCAGGATCGAATGATGCAGTACTGGGTTTCCCATTAAGATATAGTTCTGTTAGTAATGTAGGTGACATAAGTTTTGATGTTACGTTAAATTCTGCTACCTTCACGTATGTTCAAGGTATTAATTCAAAAACTGAGAACGTTAATAAGGGTTATGTTTATAATTACGCAATAACACCCGGCATTGAACCATCAATTATTAGACAGTTAGGATGGCAAACTGCGGTATCACCGAGTGTGCAATAT